CTTTGTCAGCAGCGTCTCGCCGTAAGTGCCTAGATACTTGTCTGCGCGGTTGAACACGATCATCGCCGCCAGCCAGCGCGAGAACGGGTAGGGTGAACGAAAGGACGCCTGACGCAATTGCTTGCGGTCAGTCTGGAGTTGCTCTGACTTGTCTGTTTTCGGCCACGACCGCAGACTTGTCTCGTCCATGACAGTCTTCAGGAAGTCAGAGATTTGCTTTTTTGAGCGTAGGTTCTCAATAATTTCTGGCGGCGTGTAGCGGCGCAGCACCTTCTCAGCGACCACGCGCCGCACTGACCACATATTGATAAGGCGGCTGTGATGCTCCTCGTCGATGGTCATGCCTGTGTCTTCCATCTCCGCCGTGCCGCGCCATGCGTCATTCAGGACGTAGAAGCCCGCCATCTGCTCCGCCGTCAGCGCAGCCGCCCACATCGTGTAGAGGTTGTAGGTGTCCTCTGCATCCTCAAAGCCGTAGTCATACTGCTCCAGCGACAATTCCCGCTGCGACCAGTCAGACACCTGAAGGTGCTTGTTGTCGCGTGTCTTGCCCAGATCGCGCCGCACCATGTCGGCCAGCGACAACGGGCGACCGCCCAGCTTCGCCTTGGACATGACGCCGACATCGAACAGCACAACGTCCGGCCCGTCAGTGGCGAAGTCGAACCAGCGCCCCTCGAAGCCAGCGTTGAACACTGCCCACGGACAGGCGTCAGCCAGCAGATTGGCGTAGTAGGTGAACGGCTTGCACAGCAAGTGGTCGATGACGTAGTTGCCAGCGGGGCCGCTGATGCAAGTCAGACGCACCTTGCTGCTGTCGGGCCGCAGCCCTGTAGTCTCGAAGTCCAGCGCGTGGACTGCACCTGAGTCTGTGATTTCTTTGATGACTTGCTGCACTTGTTCGTGCGTGGTCACAAGTTTGTATTGACCTGACTTATCCATAGCACTAATATCCTCCTTGGTCCTAGCAGACTTACCTCCCTGCCGAGGTTAACTTAGCCCCCAGTTTGGTCACTGGGGGCTATTTTTTATTTACAGGACGCCGCGACGACGACGAGCAGCGGGAACGCCGCCGCCTTCCGACGAGCGGATCAGCCCGTCAATATCTGCATCAGCGTCAGCCGCCAATTCAGACACGGCAGCGTCAGACAGCCAGCCGTAGACAGTCAGCACGGGCTTGTAGTTCTTCTGGCCTTGGGCCTCGAACTTCTCTTTGCCCATGTTGACCAGCGGCCAAGACGGACGCCCAGCGCGAAGGCGCTCACCTACTTGCTGGAGCAAGTCAGCGAAGACAGCCACGCCGCTCTTGGAGTTGATCTTCCAGTAGCCTTGGCGATCATCTGCCTCAAGCGACTTGACGACCATCGACTTGGCTGCAAACCAGCCTTCGCCCTGCGTGGTGTTGAACGGGCCTTGCTCATCAGAGGCGGGCTGCGGGATGCGCTGTTCGCCGTAGATGTTCGCCATGCGGGTGGCGATGGTCTTGCCGCCCTTCCAGCAAACATAGCCATCCTCGAAAGACGCGATGTTCACCAGCCACAATTCGCTGGCGTCGATGTCTTCCTTGTCCTTACCGAACTCGTAGACGCCGCGCTTACCAGTGAAGTTGAGGTAGACAGAGCCGTCAGGTGCGCCGCCGATCTGGCCCTGCGCTGCGGATGCTGTGACTGCATCTGCCATTGCTTGGGCGTTGACGAGAGCGATAGGTCCGCCGAACGGCGAGGTGGTTACTTCGTTTGCCATGATGTTCTCCTTGGCTATGTTTAGGTTTTTGCTGTAACTTCGAGACGGACGGACGGCTTACCGACCTTGTAGAAGCCGTCTGCACTGACTCCAGTGGCCTTCGCATAGGCCGCAGTATCCAGTGTCTTACGCCCAGCCACTTCCGTGACTTTGACGCTGTAGGCAGCAGTGTCGAACTCCATCTGGTTCTCGCCTGTTGCATACTCCTTGATGGTAGCCGACAGCGCGTCTGCGCGGGCTTCCAAATCTTTGATCTGCTCCTTGATGGAGCCGTATTCCCTGACTGACTCAGTGATGCCGCGAGGGGCGAAGACAGGCATCGACGGCTTGTCGGACTTGCGCTTCTCGCCCTTGGCAACCTGAATGGCGCTGCATTCCTCTTTGAAGGCGCAGTAGGTGCAGCCGTTGTTGGTCAAGCCCTCTGCGGGCAAATTCATGACTTCAGTGTCGAACAAGATCGCCGCACGGATTTCTGCCCGCCGCGCCATGTCGCCATTGTCGTATGCCACGTTGAATTGCTTGTGCCGCTGGAAGTCAGAGGCATCGACATACAGCACCATCGCTTCATCGACAGGAGTATCGTGCATATGCAGCAGCCACATATTTTGCTGAACTTGCGCCAAGTGCTGCGGCTTAGGGGCCGTCATCGCTTCCAGATTGGTGCGTGGATCAACTGACTTGAACTCAACTAGCATTGCCTTGCCGTCGACCCACGCAACGCCATCTGGAGTGCCAGACAGGCCGCTCTCATCGTGCAGGAAAGACCGCTGATCTGAGCCAGCTAATGTGATAGGCAAATGAGCGCGGCGCAGTTGCTCGACGACCCATGCCTCGACGGCGTGGCCCCGTTCTGCCATGCCCCACTTGTCGCTTTCGCGGGGTGTGGTTTTGGAAAACTTCAACTCGCGCAAGCAGCGCAGATTTTCGGAAGCGGTCAGGACCGAATTGCGGTCAAGGTAAACGTCACCTTCACCAAACAGCGGCCACGCTGACTTGTTCAGCGCGACACCCTCTGCAATATACTTGAATAGGTCGATTGCCATAGTAGCCCTCCAGTTTGCGTTAGGACAAACACAGACTGAACATGGGGCCGTTGCGTGGTGCGCTGGTCATGGTCATAGTAGTTAACGTGTCGTGTGTGTTTGTCTGGATATAGAGTAGTGCGGTAGTCTATAGGCTGTCAAGCCCTATCGTTGATAGTATTTCGGCATTCGCCAGCGATGGCGGCGTAGGCTGCGGCGTCCACATAGTTGTCGTGCTTGTAGCCCGTGGATGATCGCGCAACTTTCAGCAGCAACATGATCCAAGCCATGTCCTCAGAATCCAAGTCTACTTCGATGTTGTGCTTCCCGAACAAGTAGGCTTGGACAAGCCTCGCCATGTTAGTCAGATTGTCGTGCGGATTGCCGTAGTCTTTTTCGCGGTCGCCCGCTGTTATATCCGATGCCTGACTTAGGATATTCTCTCGCACAGAAGTCATCGTTCTCTCCAAATTCGTCGGGGGGCTTGGTTTCTATTGATTGGGCCGTAGCGCAGTCCGTCAACTTACCATTGCTTCAAAACGTCCATTGCCGCTTGGATGCGCCCCCCAGACCATAGTCCTAGCGCAGTCATCTGTCGCCGCGCAAGAGCCTTTTTACCAAGTCTTCAATCTCGTCCAGACTTGCCTTTAACTCGCTGTCTCTCTGTGTCGAGAGCAACTGTTTTGCGCGCTTGAGCAAGTTTAACAGCTTTATTTGTATGCTCTGCATCAGGTTTTTCCCAAGGTGGACAAGTCAGACTTACAGATCGTTCTGGTATGTCAGAACTGCTATAAGCAGCGTGACTCCTGATGATAACGTGCTTGATTGTCATCGAAGTCATGGCTGCTTCATCCTTTCAAGATAAGCCGCAATGGCGGCTTCGAGTCGCGCTTTTCTTTGTGGTCCGCCGTCTCTGTTCACATCTTGCAAGAAGCGGCGGTCAAATCCTAGTGCCTTACTTGCTGCGCTGATGGACCTAAACTCGACGCCGCCTATGACTGTCTTCTTTGGGCTAGTCTTGCCCAAGCCAAGCAAGTCAGTCTTGTTCCTGTAAATTGCCCCGTAGACGCCTTCGCGGGTCATCCCAAAGGCTTCTGCGACCTCTGTAACTGACTGATAGATCGTGCCTCTGACTCTTACTCGCATTACTTTTCCTCCAAGTTTATTTTTTTCTTGTAAGCGCGGGCCGCTGCTGCAACTTTTGCCAATGACACCGCGCTGTTTCTATTCACGGCTTGTGTGATGCAGTTGAACGGCAGACCCAAGGCCGTATTGGCAGCTTTTTGGTTCGGCCATGTGATCCCCTCAATAGTAAACGGCTGCGGCCTTCCCCTTTTGCAGTCAGCAGGTCTGACTTTGAGGCGAGCTTCTCTATCTTCGCACAGCGCACGGCGGATGGTCTGCTCAGTGACGTTAAACGCCGCCGCTGCTGTTTCGAGTGTGTCGTAAATCACACCTTGTATTCTCACACGCATTCTTACTTCCACAGTTCTATTAGGTATCCGGCGTAGACCAGTGCGGCTAGGCCAACGGCTTCGTAAATGATCTCGCGCATAGTCAGTCTATGATCTTGGTGGCTGACTTGCCCTTGCGGGCGACGACCATGCCTACAGCCTCATCCATTGGATGCTCTGCCTCGCAAATGTCGATCTGCACATGAGTATCCTGACCAAGCCGCCAAAGACGGCGCATAGCCTGTTCTTGGGCAGCGGGGGACCAATCACGCTCTGCGAAAACGGCATAGTGACTGCCTTTCTGTAAGTTGATGGCGACACCCATAGACGCGATCTGGCCCAGCAGTATGTCGCACTCTTGCGCGTTAAAGACTGCCTCTGCCTCGGCCCTTTTGTCTTGCGAAGTTGCGCCGTCGATCTTCCGCACGTTCATGTCCTTGGCTGCGAACCATGTCTCCAGCGCCGTCCCTACGTCCTTGTGCCAATACAGGATCAGCACAGGGCAAGTCAGTTGTTCCCAGACATCGTAGACATACTCTGCCACATAGTGCGCCTTGGCAACGCCGAGCAGTCGGCGGGCCTTCGCCATAATCGGGTCAGCCTCTCCGGCATAGACTGCCTCGCCTGTCGCCTCGCGCAGTTCTTCACTGTTGTCGTAGTCCACAGTGACTGTCCTGATAGTCAGGGGCGGCATATAGGCAGAAACGTCAGCCATTGTGCGCCGGACAGCGATCTGGTTCTTGTAGATGAAGTCCCGCAGTTGGTCTTCGTTCTTGTTGCCGATGACTGTCGCTTTCATAGGCTGGCGCGGGTGGAAGCGCCGCATCTGCGTCACGCAGAATTGTTGCTGGAAGCCAGACAACGACGATACGCCAAAATATTTCTTAAGCATATTGGGCCAGAACGCTTGCAGCACGGGATACAGATCGTCGGCGTAGCGCCTGATCGGCGTCCCAGTCAGGAACCAGACGTAAGGCACACCATCAGCTAGGCACTCGTCCATCTTGCAGCGCACCCCAAAGATAGCCTTG